CTCTTGACGCGCTCAGGTATGACTGCATCTTTAACTATTGGGCCGACGAGGTATCGCGCTCGACATACACACCCAGACGCAAGCCGAATCGCACCAAGCGCGCAGGCATCATCACCGATCGAAGGGGCTTTTAAATGGCTGATCCAACCTTGACACCTGGGCTTGCTGATAAGCTGCTCGACCCTAACAACCTCGTCGCAGTCGTTACAGTGGGGATCATGTACATGCTGTGGACGTGGGTCAATAAGCGCTTTGAGCTAGAGAAGCAGGAGCAAGATGAAATCATCGAGAGGCTTGATGACTATCATGATGAGCTCCTCAAACTCGAGGGCCAAATTGAGGCTCTTAGAAAGCAGATCGATCGTGACTGAGTACCCTTACCTCGCACCTAGTGACATCGTACTGCATGAGACTGACTTGAACTGCCGGCAACGAGTCGACCTCACAGCAGACGAGCCAAGCTCAGCAGTCGATCACCCTCAGCACTATCATGCTGAGTCAGGCGTTGAGGTGATCGACGCGATCGAGGCATGGGGGCTCAGCTTCGCGCTCGGTAACGTCGTCAAGTACGTCGCTCGCTCAAGTCACAAGGGCAACGCTCGAGAGGACTTGCAGAAAGCGCTCTGGTATCTCACACATGAGCTCGCAAAATACGACGATTGACTTTGCATGGTGCGAGCGCTGTCGATCGTGGCAGGAGCTCGGCAAGCCTCATCGATGGCGATTCGCAAGATCGATCTGTACCGATGAGCGCCCGACTGACTTTGAGGCGCTAAAGGCTCGAGGCAGGTGGCCTCATACAGGGCTTGACAAAGCGCCCGATTAAGCCAACACTAAAACCGACGCATGTATAAGCCCAACGATCATCTATTGATACCCTCGAGGGCTCATGCGCAAGCTAGACTACAAAGCCGATACAGAGGAGACGCCTCGACACATGAGGGGGCTCCACCCTCGTTTTAGTACACGAGGCATCACCGGTACCATGCTGTCCGGTGGTATGATCTCAGGCTATGAGCGCAACGCACAGCTAACCGGGCTCAATTGGGTGCGTGAGGCTGAGGACATGCTGCGCACCGATCCGGTCGTGCGTCGATCTTGGCATATGCTACGCCAGACCCTGCTCAGCGCGACCTGGCGCTTTGAGTCAGCAGACGATCTCGACCCAGTGTGCAACGAGCTCGCGCGCTTTGGTAATGAGTGCTTTGGGTTTGATGGGTATGCAGGGCAGATGTCTCAATCTTGGGAAGAGCAACTCTCATACCTGCTCGAGTTTGTGCCGCTTGGGTATCGCTACGCTGAAGAGGTCTATCGAGTCGGCCCTGACTTCAACGGCAAAACTCGAGTCTGGCTTGACCTTTATGCTGATCGAGAGCCGAGCGCGCATCTGCGCTGGTTGAGTCGTGATAATCAACAGCTTGACGGTGTTCAGCAGCAGGTTGTCGGTGTAGGAAAGACGCCTGAACCGATCCCATCAAACAAGCTCATCTTGCTCACGTTGAATCGCACCGGCTCCAACTTCGAGGGTTCTGGTATGTTGCGCCCTGTTTGGTGGTGGTGGCGCACCAAGCAAAAGGTCAGCAATCTTATGTGCGTCGGTGTCGATCGTTGGGCAGTGCCGACGCCTCGCGTTAAGGTTGATCGTTCAGTCGCTGAGATGCACGGCTTAACCGATGCAGACATTAACGCGATGATCGATGAGGCAGAGGCGCAGGCGCAAGCTTTCCTCTCAGCTGAGCAAGCATACCTCATTGATAACCCGGTCGTGAGCTTTGATCAGTATGCGAGCGCGCCAAACCTTTACGCTCAAGGCCCACTCGACATCATCAAAGAGTGTGACAACCAAATCTCGCAAGCCTTCCTCGCGCAGTTTGCCAACCTCGGCATAACTGACACCGGCTCTCGCTCTGTTGGCGAGGTTCACTTGTCAGTGTTCCGACGAGCTGCGATTAACCTCTGTGATATTGTCGCGTCTGCTGTCTCTGGGGTCGACCGACGAGGCGCAGGCACGATCGGCAGGTTGATTCGATGGAATTACGGCACAGTCGACCCAAGCAAGTTACCTCGCCTCGTGCACACCGGGCTAGACACCGACGATCTAGCCGATTCTCTCGCGATGCTACCTCAGCTCGTAACGTCTGGTCTGCTTACACCAGACGACGAGCTAGAGCGCGCCATCAGGGAGCGACTAGGAGCTGGCGACCTGCCCGAGGAGGCACAACGATCTGCGCTCGAGAGAACAGCAAGCGCAGGTAATGTCGCTTCACTCGCAGAGGCAGCGATCAGGAGGCGCAAAAATGGCTAGGACTAAAGCCCAAACGCCAGCGCCTAAGCGTGACCAGATCAAAGGGAGCAAGACCAATCCGCAAGGCTCAGCATCAGGCAAGCGAGGTGGTATTGAAATCTCTGAGAGCGTCGCGCGCGCTCTGCAAGGTATGGTCGACAAGCACAACGACCGATACAAAGCTAAGAGCAAGAAAGTCGATCTTGGCTCTCTCAAAGCTGTATTCAGGCGAGGCGCAGGCGCTTTCAGCGTCTCACATCGTCCGGGCATGACTCGCAATCAATGGGCATATGGTCGCGTCAAAGCTTTCTTAAAGCTCGTCGGCACAGGTGAGCGCAAAGAGGCATACACAGGCGACCTCGACTTATTGCCCTCTGGTCATCCTCAAAAGACCGAGGCAAAGTCAGAGGCAGCTCTACTCGCGCCTAAGAAATACGATCACATTGATTTCAAGCCTCCACAGGGTGCAAGCAAGGCAGCCGAGCGCGCTCTGCGTCGTCGTGCTGACAAGCCACCAAGCGAGAGAGGCATGACACCGGTCGGTATCGCGCGAGCTCGTGACTTGATCGCAGGTAAGACGCTATCACCTGAGACTGTGCGCAGAATGCTCTCTTACTTTCAGCGTCACGAGGTCGACAAGCAGGGCTCGACCTGGGAGAGCTACGGCAAAGGCCGACAAGCTTGGGATGGTTGGGGCGGTGATGCTGGGTTTTCTTGGGCTCGAAAGGTCGTGAGTCAAATGGATACAGCAGACAAGAAAGCAACGCTTCGCGCTTATGGCGAGGCAATTCAAGTCAGAGCAGAACAGACCTATGATGTGCCCGAGGGTCTCACAGTCGGCAAGCCGTTCAAGACGCTTGCGCTCGGTCAAGTCAGCTCGCGCATGAATGGTGAGGCGATCGGTGCGCCTGTCTCGCAAGAGCTCCTCGAGGAAATGGTGCGCGTCTATTATGATCGACGCGACGCAGACCCAGTGATTATCGACTGGCAACATGCGACCTCACCCTTTGCCGGTGGTACACCTGCGCCCCCTGAGTCGGGCAACGCGCTTGGCATGATCATCGATCTCGACCTGCGCGAAGATGGGCTTTACGCAGTACCAGCCTATAACGAGCGCGGCCTTAAAGTCGTGCAAGAGGCAGGCGGTGTGCTGTGGAGCTCGCCCGAGTATCTGCATGGTGAGATTTATACTCGTAATGGTGGCGACAAGGTAGGCGATGCTCAGTTGCTTGCTGTCACCTTAACCCCAAGACCTGCTCAATCGCATGATCGCATTGATCGGGTAACACTAAGTGAACAGGAGCAAGTGAACATGGATCTTGAGTCTATGAACATTGACGAGCTTCGTGCTGCCCTCGCTGCGAAAGACGCGATGGTGCAAGAGCTCGAGCAGAAGGTAAAAGATATGACCTCTGAGAATGAGGCAAAGATCGAGGTCGAGGTTGATGCTGAGAAGCCAGCCGAGGACGAGGTTAAGAAAGAGGCTGAGCCCGAGAAGATGGGCGACAGCTACGACGACAAAGAGAAGAAGATGACCGAGGCGGCACAGCTCAGCGAGACAGCTGAGCCCAATATGCTCGCAGAGGTCATGCAACTTCGCGCGCAAAATCAGAAGCTCTCTGAGCGCCTCGAGGTGATCGAGGCTGAGAAGCGCGACGTCGAGCGTCGTGAAGCAGTCGCGTCTCTCTTACGCGAGGGCAAGGTCAGCCCAAGCGAGGAGACAGCAGCCGCTCGTGCTTGGGACGTTCGCGAGAACATGCCTGAGTTCTGGGCGATGTTCAGCGAGCGCCCTGCATCTTCAGCTGTTCCTCTTAATGAGATCGGGCATGGTGCCTCTGGCGCTGAGCTCAACAAGGCGACCTTAGCTGAGCAGGTCAAGCTCCTCGCAGAAGAGAAGGGGCTTAACTTCAGCGAGGCTCTAAATCTATTCCGTACCAATAACCCAGACGCATACAACAGCGTCTTTAACTAAGGAGCGTGATCATGAATCAGATCATCAAGACCTTTGTTTGTGCATCTGCTGTGACTGAGTTCGCGCTCGTCGCCATTGACTCAGACGGCAAGATCGCAGTCGCAACCGACCCAACTGCCAACACCATCATCGGAGTCGCTCAGCGCGCAGGCGATGCAGGTGACGTCGTTGACGTCGTTATCTCAGGCGAGTCTCGCGTGATCGCTGGTGGCTCTCTCACCCTCACCTCGGCAACTGTCCTCGCAGTGACCACCGGTGGCAAGGTGCAGGCAGCTGCAAGCTCTCACTACCCTGTCGGCTTCAGCCTCCCCAACATCAACCAGACAAGCGCAAGCCTCAATGAGCAGTTCTTTATCCTGTTCAACCGTGGCCTCGCACCACTCGCTTAAGTAGGAGGTGATCCAAAATGGCTAGTTCATATCGTAATATCCACCCAGTCGACGAGATCCTAAGCAACCTAGTCGCTGAGGCAGTCCCTAGCGACGCAAGCCTCATCGCTGATAAGGTCTGCGAGAATATCAAGGTGCCTGAGCGCTCCGGCACGCTCCTACTCGAGACCTCGCGTAACTTTATGGGCGCAGGCGCAGGGCTCGATCTCGAGCGCGCACCCGGTGCATCACGCGCTCGCATCGGTGGCTTTGATCGCACGAGCACGACTTATCGCTGTGAGATCTACTCTGCTGAGGACTCGATCGCGATGGAAGACATCATTGACTCTCAGTACCCAGGTTCTGAAGAGGCGCGCATTGTCAAGAAAGTCGCGCGCGTGATGAAGCTCGCAAAAGAGCAGCGCGCAGCGAACACTCTCTTCGGGACTGCTAACTTTAATAGCAACGACTCAACCTCTGAGTTTGGTGGTACGTTCGACGCTGCCGGTGCTGAGCCTCTCAGCTACCTGCACCAGCTCAAGGACACTGTGTTTGCAAACGCGCACGGCATCAACCCAGACTCTCTCGTGATGGGTCGCGATCTCTTCAGGGCGCTCGCTCGCTCGCCTGAGCTCCGTGGGTACTTCCAAGCTGGCACAACTCCAAATGGCGTCGCCTCTGGCAACCTCATCTTGAGCGACGAGGCAGTGATCAACACTCTTCGCGACATCCTCGGGATCCCTAACATCCTCGTCGGTGGCGCTCGTGTTGACAGCGCAGTGCCTGGCGCGAGCTCAAGCGAGGGTTATGTGTGGACTCGCGACTCCCTCTTCATGGGTATCCTCCACGGCTCCGACGCTGTGCAGTCTCGCTCAGGTGTTCGCATGATGCCGATCGCAGCTGCTAACATGGAGTTTGAGGGTATGAAGGCTGGCCAGTACGACGCGCTCGACCTCACTCGTCGCAACGTCTGGGCAGACGAGTCTCACCTCTTCAAGGTGATCGACAGTGACCTCGGGTTCGTCCTGACTAACTGCCTCGCATAAGGTGATCAGTGCTCTGCTCATGTGGTCGCCCTCATATCACGACGCTCGCTGAGAAGGATGCCGATCAAATAGCGATCGATGATCTTTCAGCGCAGCTTCGTGATACCAAGGGGCCACAGAGGCAGATACTTATTGCTAAGATCGCAGCCTTAAAGATTGCGGTCAAAGCAGACAAAGACTTTCGACGATCACTTAAGCGATCGCATCGAGAGCTAAGTGCTAATTTATCGAGCGCACTTGAGCTGACTTCAGCCGAGCAGCTGCTTATGCTGAGTCGAGACGAGCTGAGCGAGTTTATACTTGCGAGTGGTCTGGGCTTGGCAGTCGATGATTTTATAGGCGCATCAGATGCAGTCGCAGCGGCTGCGCTCGATACGCTTCAGACAATTATAGGCGCAGTCGACCCGGCAGAGCTGCCGAGCATCGACGCGCTTAAGCTCGCGACTGCTGATCAGGTGTTTCAAGATGTTATCTTGCCGAGCACCTTACAGGCGACGCGCACAGCGCTCGAGGGTATGACTGTTGGCGTACCAAAGGCGAGCGCGATAAAGGCGATGGATCAACGACTAGAGTCGATCGTTGGTACGCAGATGACACAGGTTAACACTGAGCTCTCACAGTTTGGTCGTGCTGTGACTGCCTCAGCAGCTCAAGCCTTTGATCTTGACCTGTATCTTTACACCGGCCCTCGCGATGGCGTTACGCGCGCTTTCTGTCGACCCTTAATCAATAAGGTCGTAAGTGAGACGCAGATGAATCGTCTTGATAATGGGCAAGGCTTACCGGTCAAGACTTCGTGCGGTGGGTATAATTGCCGGCACAGTTGGTCGCCTGTAACTGAGAGCTTTGTCGAGGCTGCCGGCCTCACCCGAGCGACTAACGCAGATATAACGAAAGCCAACGCAGGAGGCAGACAATGATCAAGAGCATAACAGGGCAGACGCTCACCTTTGAATGGGTCGCACCTGGGCCTCTCGACTCAGCGCCATCGCTCACAGTCGGTAGTGTGTCGCCTGTCACTATGACAGCAAGCCGAGCCGATGCGACTGTATCTGCTATCGCTAACGATCGACGCACGCTCACAGTGAACGCGCAAGCGACTGCACTGCAAGCAGATCAAGTCAAAGCCTACCTTGTGACCGAGGGCGATTGCATTTACTCGGTGTCGGTGGTGCGCATGGTTGGCACGACTGCGATCTTGGCTGAGCCCTTATCGCGAGAGATCGACCTGAGCGAGAGTGCTCTGCTCGTGTTTGGCATGTATTACGCGACTGTATCGAGCACCATCACC